GACTGGGGCGGTGGTGGCCTCGTCGTTGTAACCACTTGGTCCTGATAAATACTACTACAAGGAGTGCTACTTAAAAATGGCTGAGATTACAAAGACAGTTATCTATCCTATTCCTACTGAGTGGTATGGTGACACTCAAGATACTAACATGAGTGGTATCTGTACCTATACTGGTCCTGACCGTATTACTATTTGGTATAGAAATATCGGAACTGACGAGAATCCTAAGTGGGTAGAGGAGCATGCTTTTCCCTCTGATGAGCCTGAGGATAGAGATCCCCCTATCGATTGCAGAGTCGTGGAGTTGGATGCAAGAACTCATACGATGAATGCTATTGCACTTTGGGGTGGTATTGAAGGACCTAATATGATTGAAACTCCTGCTGGTCCTGATACAGAACCTAATCCTATTCTCAATGACTATCATCACTTCCATGAAGTGTTTGATATGTGCTCCTTCCACTATAATTTTGAGACAGGGAGCTGGAACACTGGCAGATTCTCTGGTCCCCACACTGAAGAAGATGAGTGGTCGGAAGAAGGTGAAGTTCAAAAGACATTTGGATGGGATGCCGTAAGAAGTGCTAGAGATGCACTGCTCAGACAGTCTGATAATAAGATCCCCGCTGATGCTCCTGAATCTTTCGCTTCTGAATGGAGAGAGTACCGTCAGAAGTTGAGAGACATTACTGATACATGGGCAAGTGTTGGCGATAAGACTTATCTGATTGTTTGGCCAAGAGAGCCTGGCGATGTTGATGGTTTCACTGGCGATTCCCCCGAAACTGGACTTGATTCTACGGATACAACGACTGAAGGAGCCTGATAACCATGGCAGATTATCAGTCGTTTAAAAAAATTGATGGTGGGGAAGCGTTCGAAGCTAATTCGATTGGCCCCACCAAAGTAACTGGAATTTCTACAGGAATTGTCTGTAGAATGTTCTACTTCAATTGCTGTCACAATGTTCCCTGTAATGGCGGTTGCTGTTACCTTTGGACAGTTCCTAATGGTGTAACCAGCATCCAGTTTGAAATTGTTTCTGGTGGTGGATCTGGATCTGGTGCCCGCTGCTGTGGTAATGGTCCTGGAATGGGTGCAGGTGGCGGCGGTTACGCTACTAAGATGCAGTATGCTAACTGCAACCACTTCACCCCTGGTACTACTCAATATACTATCTGTGCTGGATCTACTAGCAGATGTTCCTGCTGTGGTTGTTGCCACGGTAGAACAGGATGTGGTTTCTATGGTTGTCCATCGTTTGTTCTTGGTGGTGGACTTGGTACATTCTGTATGCAGGGTGGTTCGTACTCTACCCATAGATGTACCAACAGCTGCTATTCCTGCTTGAAGGTTGCTCAGAGAACCAATTGCTTTAATGCTTGCTCTGCTGCTTGGCCCGATGCTAGAACCAAGCCTGATTCTCAGAACCCTGAGAATGAATTTTATATCTGTGGACTTTCTGGCGCAGAACTGAAGCATGTTAACTGCCATTCGTTCTCTTGGTCTGTTTCCTCTGGTCCTGTTGGTCCTTGGCAACAAGGTGGTAACTTTGGCGTCTCTCGTTGTTCTACTGCTAGAACTAGAGGTTGTTGCTCTGCACCTTCTCTGTTCCCTGGTGGTGGCGGTCACAATGCAAACACTTGTGATGGTAACCAATGCTGGGGTGACTGGGGCGGTGGTGGACTTGTGGTTGTTACCACTTGGTCCTAAATCAAAAATGACATTTTAATTACAGAATTCTGGGAAAAATTTTCCCAGAATTTTTTTATCTCTGAGGATTTTATGTTTGAACTGAATGATAACCCTGATGTTACTATTAAAAAAGTAGGACCACAGAATAGAACTATTGTTATTGTCGATAATTTTTATAAAAATCCAGACGAAGTAAGAGATCTTGCTCTTAAGTCCGAAAGAAAGAGGGAGCAAAGTTTAATTAATGGTCTTCCTGGTCAGAGAGTATTCCAAAAAACATCTGAAGTAAAAGATAAACTCAAACCATTCTTTGATAAGTATTGCTTAGACAATTCTTTGTGGAGCAAGCATACTCATCAAAAAATGTACGAATTTCAATGGGATGCTGTTGGATTCATGTGCAATGTTTTAAATTATCACAGTGTATTCCATGCACCTTGGTGTAGTATTCCCCATCAAGATTCTTATATGAATGACATTACCACAGACTTTAATCAGTTTGGAGTGGTAATATATTTGAATACCCCAGACGAATGTCAGGGAGGAACTAATTTGTATTCTTACAAGGGTCAAATGTCTGTTCCATATAATGTGATGGATTATATTGATAAACCTGAGGGTTTTGATGATGAGGTCACAAAACCAGAGCAGTGTTATCCATACATTAGAGAGTGGTTGTATGGCGATAGAGAATGGAAAGTTGAATACGAAGCAGAGATGGTGTATAATAGATGTATCTTTTATGAATCTGATGTAATGCATTCGCAGAACATTGATCATGGGATGTTCACCGAACATGATCGGGTGAATCAGGTTTTCTTTCTGTAACTAAATAAATCGTTGAAACAATCAGTATGAGATCTAAAGCATTCTTCATTAACGGAGGAGCTGGTAGAGTCATTACCTCCATCCCTGCACTTGAAAAATATGCAGAAACCCACGACGATTTTATTATCGTCTGTGAAGGTGGGATGAACTTCTACAAGGCACACCCTACTCTCCACAAACACGCTTACGATAACTGGCACAAGAATCTGTTCGAAGATCAGATCAAGCATAGAGATTGTGTCACTCCAGAACCGTATCGTCGCTGGCATTACTACAATCAAGAGTGTAGTATTGCTCAAGCATTTGATATGGAAATCAACGGTGTCGAAGAACCCAGAGAACTTCCTAAACCAACCATCAAACTTGCAAAGCATGAAGGCATTCAAGGTCTTCAGTTGGTTGATGAAGCAATCAAAGTTACTGGAAAGGAAAAGGTTATTGTTGTTCAACCTTTCGGTAGAGGTGTACAGGATAACGGTGGATACATTTTCGATCCTACCTCTAGAAGTTTCAACCTTGGTGACATCAGTAAGATCATTAATGAACTCAAGAAAGATTATTGCGTCATCGTAATGTCTGAGTTCCCCTTCCAAACAGAGGAAGGTGAGTCTGATCAACCGTTTATCCTTCCACAGATTCCTGACATCCGTATCTGGGCATCGATCATTGGTCGGGCAGATCATTTCCTTGGTTGTGACTCTGTTGGTCAGCACATTGCCAAGGCAGTTGATACTTCTGTAACTGCAGTCATTGGATCTACCTACCCTGTTAATATCTCCTACCCAGAAGATCCAAACTTTGATATAATTGATCTTGGTGAGGACAAGAGGTCGTTCTCTCCCATTAGACTGACAATGGAAGACTATGCTGACTATCAAAATGATGAATGCATGGAGATGACAGAGGAGCAGGTTCAACAAGTTCTGAAATCATGTAAAGATAAACTGGGAAAACCAGTAAAGAAGCAGGCAGACATGTCCTGGAAAGAAGATAAGAAAGAAAAAACTACTAAAGGATTTGGCAAATGACACAGTGGATTGCTGCTATTACACGGGGACATAACGCAGGAGTATGTCTCCTCAAAGATGGTGAACTCGTCTTTGCTGTAGAAGAAGAGAGACTTTCCCGTCGTAAGTATGACGGCGGTCCTCTTGCTTCCATGCTGAAGATCCTTGAGTACACTGATAAACTTGACTATCTTGTAGTGGCACACACTCAGTTGATGAGTCAAGATGCTGGTAGACTTGAGTACTCTCATGAAGCAGTCTATGTTGGCATGGCAAGGAAGTTGGGTCTCATTGAAGATGTAAGTCCTGATCCTGAGAAGCTTCATCCTCAAGTTGTGGATGTGGGTAACATTCACCACAAACTTCATGCTGCTTGTGCCTTCTATCGTTCTGGTTTTGAGAAGGCAGCTGCCGTCGTTGTTGATGGTGCGGGAACCTTCCTTAACTTTCAGGTTATGGGATTTGCTGAGACAGTTTGGGAGACTGAGAGCATTTATAACTGCACTTTCCCTCATGGTATCAATACAGTCTACAAACACTTAGGAACTCGTGGTCCCTGCACCACAAACTATGTTGAAAAGATGCCCAATGCAGAGGCATATCCTGGAGAAGAGGGAGAGTTTGAATATATTCTGGACGAGACTGCAGGTATCGTAAAAGCATACGAAGCAGCGACTCAGTATTGTGGTTGGCATGCTATTGAAGCAGGTAAAACCATGGGTCTGTTCCCTTACGGTGCTCCCAATGAGGATGTGCCTAAAATCTTTAAGAAGAGTGGAACTGTAGATAGGAATGTGATGATTCCTACCTATCCTAATGCTGCACATATTAATGTTCAGGAGTATGATTACCTGAATAATCATGATCATGAGGACATCACTAAACTACAGAACCGTAGGGATGTTGCCTATGCTGTTCAGACAGAAACTCAAGAAGCAGTTCTTAAACTAATCCGTAAGGCAGTTGATCTTACTGGTCAGAAGAATGTTGTTCTCTCTGGTGGATATGGTCTGAATTGTGTTGCTAACTATTGGTATCTCGAAGAGCTGCAGAAGGATGGTATCAACCTCTTCGTTGAACCTGTAAGTAATGATGGTGGCACTGCTATTGGCGCTGCTCTCTATGTCTACTACAAAACTCAAGAAGGTAAGGAGAATGTTCCCCTTCCCGCACAAATCAATGACCTTTATTATGGTCCCGACTATACATATAGTTTGGATGAAATCATTGATACTGCGGACAAGTATGAAGGTGTTGTAAGTGATGCTACTAATGAAGATGTGATTAATTTGATTACATCTGAGAACATCGTTGCAATGTTCCAAGGTAAGTCTGAGGCAGGTCCTCGTGCTCTTGGTAATCGTTCTATCCTTTATGATCCGCGTGATCCTGATGGAAAAGATTTCGTCAATTTGGTTAAGAAGAGAGAATACTTCCGTCCTTTTGCTGGATCTATTCTGGCAGAGCATGCTGATGAATGGTTCGATCTTCGTGGCATGGAAGATACTCCCTTCATGATGTATGCTGTCAAGTGTCGTGAAGGAATCGAAGAAAAGATTCCTGCAATCATTCATGTTGATGGCACCTGTAGAATCCAAACTGTTACCGAAGAACAGAATGAAAACTACTACAGACTCATCAAAGCATTCTATGATGCTACGGGTTGTCCGATTCTGTTTAATACCAGCTTCAATCTTGGTGGTGAACCTCTGGTGGAGACCTTGGACGACGCTGTTCGGACTCTCGCTAACTCTGGTATTGAGTATCTGTATCTTCCTGAGCATGGTAAACTGATCACCGTTAAGAATGACTAAGACT